TATTCCGTCAATAGTTAGTGTGCCAGACTCATCAGCAGTAAGCACATTTGTAGCAGTAGAAGTAAATGCGTCTAAAACTGTTGTTGTCGCAAGTCGAACGGAAGCCTTAACATCTAATCCTTGAGCAACGCTATCTACATAACCTTTGTTTGCTGCGTCAGCATCGGCAGTAGGAGTATCAAGGCCTGTGATCTTGTTTGTTCCCATTGCTATAGCGCCAGACATTGTGCCACCAGATTTAGGAAGCATTAAATCTGCGTATGTTTTTGTTGCTGCGTCTGTTCCAGTTGTTGGAGTTCCAAGGTTAGTTATTTTGTAAGTGGCAAATGAAATATCGGCTGTCGGAATAAATGCGTGAACATGGTCTTCTTTAGAAGGAGCAGTAGCAGATCCAGCAGATCCAGTTGCGTTAGCGACATTCGCTGGTGTGGCTGTTCCGAGTGAAGGCGTTCCGTGAGTGTGATCAGCGCGAGCATAGTTAGTAGATGATCCGTTACCGCTAGAAGCTCCGTAAGAAGTCTGCGCTGTTACTGTGCCGAATGCGTTGGCTTGTTGCCAAGTAGCGCCGTCTGAGTAATAGAAAAGATAATTATCGGTGGCATAGTAAATTGTTCCTGCGTCTACCGAAGTAGCAGCAGGGCGAGCAGCAAGAGAACCTGATTGAACCGCATTACCGGCTACTTCCCAACGAGTTCCATTGTAAATATAAAGTTGATTATCTACTGTGTTGTAATAGACCTGACCTGCGCTTGGTGTCGCTGGCGCTGTGGCTAGATTTTGAATTACCGCGTTTTGTAATTCGTTTTTATTAAGATCAATGCTTACTAGAAACTTACGGCTCATGTCTACTCCTTATACGACATACGCAGTACCGCTAAAGGCAGCAGTAAAGGTAATTACCATTTGGTTGGAACTAGGATAACTGAAAGTGCCTTCGCATTGCGTTCCTGCGGAGTCTAGCACTACGGCAGTAGGCTGTCCTCCGAGATCGTGGTTAATAGTCCATGTATTACTAGATATAGCTTGAACATGAACATAGAAGATATCTGCCGGGTTGAATGTTCCCGGTGGGCCTTGTGGCCCCGGTGAGGTAACTGAGATCTGAGGAATGATCGGTTGAACAATAATATTATCTGAACTCATCGAGTTACCTCCGCGCTTACAATGATTTGACCTTGAACCAATCGAGTTACAACCGGAGGATTCGCTGGCGAGTATATCTCTACATCGTAGAAATAATTGCCCTCATCTATTACTTCTGTTTGATCTGCGGTAGCGTGTAGAGCTACTTCTCCCGTCACTGCTGTGATTGCGATTCCGCTATTTTCCGTTGTAAGCGTAAGAACTGCTGTCGGAGAATTAGGTAACGAACGCAATTGAGAGGCAGCCGTATAACCTGTGAGATTGATCGGAGTGCCGTCTGGGTTTTCATAAGTAATAGTAAAATACCAATCTGCGCCTTGATCTATAATCGTGTTATACGCGACTCCCATTATACTCCCTCTTTCTCCGGCACAATCATAGCCGTTCCGCATTTAGAACAATGGCTCATTGATTTCGGCATAGGTAATCCGCACTTAGGGCAGAAGTTTGCGAGCGCATTAAAGTAATTGGCTATGCTAATTGTACCGAGTAAATCAGCGAACCCTTGAACCATAGCATCTAGTCTGTCAGGTGAATCAACTTCCTCTGGAGTCCAAGTAGCCATTTGATCCTCAAGCTGCTCATACTCTCCAACATGGTGAATACGCCCCTGCTCATACATCGCTGAGATTGGCTCTGCTCTCAATCGCTTACCCACATGGGCGCGTACTTCTCTAATCGGTAGACCCATACGGATCTGTTGAAGAACAGCAGTAACCATATCTCCGCCTTGATTTACTTCCACAAGGATTGAGTCTGCTTTGTGTTTATCGAATACCTCTACTGCCCTAGAAGCCCAATCCAAAGGCGATCCTCTGAAAGAGTAATCTCCTAGAACATAACCGTTGCCGGCTGCGTCTGATCCGCACACAATAATTCCGGTCTCGTCACTATCTTTAGTATTAGTTACTGCGGGGTCAATAGACACAACTACTCGAGCCAAAGGCGGTGCGAGATCCACTCTATTACGGTCAATCAATCCCTTAGTCCACAACGCTCCTTCTACATCTTCGAGGATCTCGCCGTATAACTCCTGCCTACCCATGCGTGTTCCGTTATACCGCGCCTGTAATTCCATTAGCGCCGAGGGAGCAAGGTTGGCTGCGTTATCAAAGGTAGATCCTCGAGTGATCGCAACTGAGCCGTCTTTACGATTAGCCAAAGCTCTGATTAGCGGTACTGGTCTAGGGGTAGTAGTAACAATAATCCGGGGCTTAGATCCGAGGCGCATACCAAATTGGAGTTGATCCCACGCGTCTGAGTATCTATACGCTGCTAACTCGTCACACCAAGCGCCGTGATGCTGTGGGCCACGAAAACGATCCGGCTGATCTGCCGAGAATAACTTTATGCGCGATCCATTTGTAAGGATAATTTCGCCAATAGATCTGTTCCAAGACTTAAGCATTTTGTACCGGCGCAATACCGTAATAACTCCAGACTCTCCCTCGGCACAGGTATCTCGAGCGTCAGAGAAAGTCGGAGCTACGATAGCCCACCGCGTCATTGGTTGGCTAATAGCCTCCCACGCCAACCACTCAGCAGCGGTACGAGTCTTTCCTGCTCCTCGCCCCGCCATATAGAGCCATACATTCCAATCACTCTGCGGTGGTAATTGCTCTGGCCTCGCTAACTCGCGCCTCCACTTGTACCGGGCTGCCCTTATCCACTTGGTCGAGTAGCTTGATGATCCGCTCGATATCTCCGTCAATGTTTCCGTTGCCGTCATAATTCATCACCTCCGCCTGAATTCTCTGTGGTGCGTCTAATCCTAGAAGCTCTACTCGCTTGCCAAGGATCTTTAGTACCGTGTCTGCCGATTTGTGATTGCCCTCAATAGCGTCTTTCCAGTACGCCCTTTGTAATCTATCCAAGCGATCTAGTTCTATGTTCCGTAACTCATCGGTGGGCTGCTGGAGCGTTCTCTTTACTGCCCTCTTGTAAGCCTTGAGTGCGCCGGCTGCGTTGGCGTAGCCCACCACCTTGGCGATCCGCTCCCAAGTCTCTCCGGTACGGCGTAGTTCTACCACCGCTAACTCTCGGTCTACTACTCCGGGTTCTGGAGTTTTCCCATGCTTTTTTCCTACCATGCGTATACCGTAACTTAGGAGAATACTTTTTGCGAAATGAGATTAGCACCCTGTTCCGGCGTGAGATCTCCCGAGATATAAGTAGCGTTCCAGTTCTGAGCAAGGTTACGGTGTTTAGTAGCTCTACCTTTAACCCAAGTGGGATTCTGATCTTTACCCGTTGCCAATGATCTTTCGTATCGTCTTAATTTGGCGATTTCTGGGTCAGTATCAAGATAAAACAGGTAGAACTCTCCCAAATCTGTACATAATTGAAAGAAACGATTGTTTGCTAATCTGTCGCCCTCCCCGTACAAGATCTCGTACAAGTTACTTTTGGCTACCTTTGGCAACCAAGGCTCGACTGAAACTATCGCTGCGTTACCAAGCGTGTCTGTTCCTCCAAAGTTAGGGCGTAACCAACCTAGTGAGAGAGCCAAGCCGTGAGGCGTATCGTGTTCTCGGTACTTGATTGGCTTTTCAAAGTGATGCGGGTTTGACCAGTCTCGAGTAAATGCCTCGGTCAAAGTAGTCTTGCCTGATCCCGGTTCTCCGATTAAATAGATTATCTTCATGTTTGCCTCCTAAGCGTAATGTAACTTATTATTACAGACTTTCAATCCATTTCTCTGCCAAAGCAGGAGAGAGTCCATAACCACTTCTCGCTAAGCCTGAGAAGTATGCGTTGCGCTCGCCAAGCTTCGGATAGATAGGTTTGCCTCCTGCTCCCTTTGCTCTCCAACCAAACGACATTTCCCAATCGCCGGGCTGGACTATGCCTAACGCAATAGCGGTCATCAACATATCTTTGCCTTCGTTAATTGCCTTGTCAGCGGTTGAGGCAATAGAAGATCCCACTCGAGTCAC